TGTTGCAACCTTCGGCGATGGAACTAGCGGTGGCTACATCGCAGCCGTTGCCGTCTTGTCCCGTGGCAAGATTGCTCCAACGACCTCAACGGGTGCGGCTGACGGTGACGTTTGCCGAGTGGTCTAATCCGATGGATTTGATCCTTAATCAATTTTGGCAAGGGCTACCAGCCGGTTATCGGTTGGTAGCAGTGCCTATCGGACAGGCTGAGTTGATGATTGCTAGGGGACTCGCACATGCGATTGATACCGGAGCTAGTGACAGGGCCGACAACCGAGCCAGTGACACTGAGCGAAGCAAAAAAACAACTCGAAATCGCAAGTAGCGATACTACGCACGACGTCCATCTATCCGCTTTAATCCAGGCGGCTAGGGAGCAGTGGGAGCATGATACCGATACGGTTACTTGCTACCAAACGCTACGCTTGCGGATTGGTTCGCTATACGATGGATTTACGCTATTGCGATCACCGATCCATTCGATCACCTCGATCCAATACTACGACGGCAACAACGGATTGCAGACGCTATCGAGCAGTCTCTACCAATTGCACGTCGATCAATTTAGGCTTGCGTACCAAGTAACCCTACCGGCGACCGCATCGCGTTGGGATGCTTGGACGATCACATACAAATGCGGATATTCGCAAGACGGTCAAAGCGTACCAGAGGCGGCTAAGGCGGCTATAAAATTACTGGTGGCGCACTACTTCGAAAACCGCGATATGCTGATGTCTGAAGCATTGCAGACGATGCGACCTTATGAAATGCTGGTTCGCCGTTACATGCGGAGCAGTTACCCATGAGCGGACGACCTAAAGACTTGCGAGTCGGAAGACTTCGCCAGCGATGCACGATCCAGCAGAAAACCGAGACGCAAGACGCATCAGGTCAGCCGGTTGTGTCGTGGTCTAATTACGTCGTTGGCGAGCCTTGCGAGTATTACCCAACGGGCGGCACTGAATCCATGCGTGGGAGGCAACTAGAGGCAGGTACACGGGCGGTCTTTCGCGTTAGATACCGAAGCGGATACGATACGACGATGTCGGTCACCTACGAAGGCGAGCGTTACGGAATCACGCACATAAACCCAGTCGACGGGCTACGAAGATACATCGATCTTATTTGCTCGGTGGTAATGTAATGGGCAGCAGCATCGAAATCAACATGGACTTGATTAAGGCAATCGGAGCGATCCCATTGACGCTTCGCAATGGGCCTTTCGGTCGGTGCCTTGGTGAGTTTGCAAAGCCTATCGCACGAGCCACAGAGCCTCTATCGAGATCATCGAGAGAGAGCGGAAGCCGCAAGCGATGGAGCAAAAAGTACAAAGACAATCCAGCGTTTAGCAATGATTCACGCAAGCACATTGGGCACAAGGTTAGTAAGAGCGGAGTTGTCGTTTATGTCGGTGCCCAATATCCAAAGGGCAATAAGCAACAGTTCGTTATGCCGTACAAAAAAGGCACTTCGTATACGCGATACCTTTGGGGCAAGCCGGGCCAGCAAGTCTTAAGGACTTCGCGGCGTGGTAATCAATACTACGCAACCGTAGGCACGAAGGCACAAACGGCGAACTACCCTAACAACGAACGGGCACCAGTTCGGGCGTATGACCAGACGAGGTCGCAAGCGGAAGCGGCATTCCTCGACCGATTGCAAAAAGAAATAAAGGAGTTGCGTCTTGGCTAAAAATATCACACTGACAGATACCGTAACTATCGCATCGAGCGGTACGACCTCAACATCGTTGACGATGCAAGGCGGACGCGTACCGCTTGCAATTGTCACCCCTTCGGCGTTGACGGGCACGGCGTTTACGTTTCAGGCATCCGCCGATCAGGGAACCAACTTCTACAACCTCTACAACGAAGGGACGCAGTACAGCGTTAACGTCGGGGCTAGCCGTTACGTTGCACTCAATCCAAACGTCTTCGAGGGCGTCAAGTTGCTACGCATTGTGAGCGGATCGAGCGAAGCGGCAACGCGAACAATCGGCATCATCAGCGGGGAGCTGTAATGAGTGCCATTGGCGAAGCGTTGCGTACTAAACTGCTATCCTATGCAAGCGTATCAACGCTTATAGGGCAGCGTATGTATCCAGACGTCTTGGTACAAAAAGCGACCATGCCAGCGGTGATTTACTACGTCATCTCGACGCAACGCGATCACATGGTAAGCGGGCTAGGCAAGTCCGCACATGCACGGATAACGCTCGAGTGTTTCGCACTGACTCGCACGGCAGCAAGTGCGATCAGCAGAGCGATTCGTGAGACTGGAATTGATTCTTTTCGCGGTGTTGTCGATGGCTATACCTTTTGCGGCATCGACTTCGACAGCGGCGATGAATACATGCAGGATCCTCCAACCGATGGCAACCAAGAGCATCGGTATTTGGTTAGTTTCGATCTCTTGGTGCACTACAAGGAGCCTTAACTATGGCAGCTTTGACCGTCGCAGATACCGGGTTGGGGGCAACCATTTCCGGTACTGGTTTGGTGACAACTCAGATCACTCGAATTGGGGATTTTAATATCTCCGTTGATGCTCTCGATATTACGCACTTGGGCACCACGCTCTATGAGCAATTGCGACCAAGCGACCTGCGAAAGAATCCAGAAATAGAAGTCGAGTTTAACTGGCTCGGTGCTGCGGTGCCGATCACTACTGCAATGATTCCAACCTCGGAGCCATACGCGGGAATCGCAGTTACCTTGACCTTTCCCAGTGCTGGCTCGGTGCAGGGAACCGCGTTCGTCAAAAACGTAAAATTCCCAAGTTGCGAAAAGGGCGTTATCATGAAGGGCAGTTACACCCTACAGTTTGACGGTGCAACAACTTTGACTTACACAGTAGCTTAGTAAGGGGCTTTTATGTTTGCTATAAAGCAGCAGTTTGGTACGAGAGCCGACGGAATTGATGTTTCGTTGGCACAGTTTCAGGTGTTATTCGATTCGGTGCTAGTTGGCTACTTGCCACACGGCGAGGAATCGCAGTTACAGGCGTTGTTTCACTTCCCACACGACGAACTGAATGCCGACGCGATTGCATCGCTTGAGCTACAAGCGGAGCAAGCGTTAGGGCATCCAGTCAAGGTGTTACCGCCTGAGCAATTTTCACGGCAGTTTGTCGAGGAAGCAAAGCGGATTATCGAAGAGGATGACGAAGACGATGAGTGAACTAGATAGATTCCTTGCAGCGGCATCGCGTCCACTTCGCACTATCGAGGTTCGCATCGGATCGGAAGTGTTTACGCTTCGGGAGTTGTGCGAGTCTGATGCAGCGGACATGGAAGTCTCTATGCAGTCAGGCGAGAAGTTCGATTTTGCGAAGCATCGAAGATTGCTCGTGTCGTATTGCTTGGTTGGGGCTGATGGCGAGCGGATCGTAAAGGATTCGGACGCGCTCAAGCCCTTGCCTAAGTCAATCATCGGGAGTCTTTACGCCGAAGCGTTAAAGCTCTCCGAATACGACGCTGGCGAGATCGAAGCACTAGCAAAAAAATCAGACGCAACCGGCGGCTAGCAATCGCATTCCGGCTTGCGTTGAGATGGGGGATTGTTGACCCGATGGCATGGATAAAGAGCCTACCATCGGGAGCGTTAACTCAATGGATTGCATTTGACTCTATCGAGCCAATCGGCGAAGAGTGGGAGCAAACCGCATCTATCGTACACGCTATCAACTTGCCTCTATACGCTAGGGCTGGTCAGGAGATGCCAGAGGTAGCCGACTTCATGCCGAGTCGCTACAGGCGGCCAAAACGGAGCGCAAAAACGATGCTAAAGCAGGCCGCTAAAGCATCGACGCAAATAGCAGGGCAGGTCAAAGCGATGTTTGGATTAGGAGCGAAGTAAATGGCAACTACTGTAAACGTCGCTAACATCTCGATTGGGTTAAAGATTGAGGAACTCAAGAAGAATGGTGAGTTTGCACGCCACGAATTGAACTCTATTGCTAGGGCGGTGCGAGCATCGGAAACCCCGATGCAGAAGATGGCGAAGGATGTTGCGTTGCTTGACAGAGCATTTGCGGCAGGTGGGCTCACGGCGGATGCTTACAATCGAACCATTGACAATCTAGCAAAAAAGCACGGGTTGACCGCGACCTATGCCGAGAACGCAGCAAAGGCAGAGCAGCGGCTGGCGGATACCAAGCTAAAAGCAAAGCAAGCCGAAGACGCAAGGCAAGCAAACTTTCAAACGTACCTCGAAGGTATCCGAAGACAATCGGACGCAACGAATAGTTTTGGAGCATCGGCACCAGTTGCAATCAATAGGGCCACATCAGCGATAAGCGGTCTAGCCGTCGCAGGTGCTGCACTGGGAGCGGTTAAGGGCCTCACTGACTTTGGCAAGCATGCTATGGGGCTTGCTATGCAAGTCGAGCAAGTCAGGGCACAGATAAACGTCTTCACGCAATCGGAAGAGGCTACCAAAAAACTGATGGCGGAGTTTATCCGCTTGGATCAAGCATCGGCATTGAGTGCAACTGACTTCCAAGACGCTTCCAAGACGTTGATGCAGTTCGGCGTGAGTGTACGCAATGTCGTGCCGGTTATGGAGTCCATGTCAGAGATATCAATGGGCAATGCTCAACGCTTTCAAGCAATGGCGTTAGCATTCGGCCAGGTGCAAGCCGCAGGGAAACTGACAGGGCAGGAAGTCTTGCAACTTGTTAACGCTGGCTTCAATCCCTTGCAACAGATCAGCAAGGATACCGGCGTTAGCATGGCAGAGCTACGCAAGCGGATGGAAGACGGGGCGATTAGTGCCGAGATGGTAGCGACAGCCTTTGAGAATGCTACGAAAAAGGGCGGGTTGTTTTACGGCATGAATGAAAAGATGGCAACGACCACATCGGTCAAGATGTCGAAACTTCAAAGCGAGTTTAAGCAGTTCGTGACGGCCATTGGTGAGCGTGAAATTAAGCCGGGTGTCGACAAGGCCCTAGATGGCATCCTTTCGCTAGTCGAAGCGTCGAAGCAAAAGAAGGAGTTGACGCAACAAGAAAAAGAAATCTACGCCGAGTCTGAACGC